CTCTAGCGCAGAAAGCCCTCCACCTCCCGAAAATATAAATCCATCATCAGTCAATCCTATGCCAACAAGCTCTTCCGTATTGCTTTTGTAATACTTAAAAAAGAGGCCATCCACTTCCTTGATGATTTCGCCTGTGGCGGATTTTCCGGTAACGCCATCGCCATACCCCATTTTGATCCTTGGTGTACTCGTCAAATCATTGCCATCAAAGTACAAACTCATTTTATTGTACTGTGTATATTGAAACCCCATCACAGGCCAGATAGTCATTTCCAGGGTGATGCCGGTTCTTTCTTCATCCAGCCAGTAAAGGGGTTGGCCATAGCGGTTCTCCAGGTGCTCATCCAAGAGGGTTTCTCCCTGACGTTTCACTTCTGCAGTTATAAAGTCAAGGTAATTGCCAACCGCCCTGATGAAATTCATGTCGCCAACATCTTGTGGATCGGAATAATACCGTGCTATCTTGTCCGATGTCTCCAGACTGTCTACTGTAAGCTCGGCGATATTTCCAAGTTGAGAAGACAGGACATTGGTGATTGTTGTATACGATATTGTCACATCGAACTGGGCTTCAAGTGCTTCAATTAATCCTGCAGACAAGACTCCATCAAAGATGTATTTCCCTTCCGCCGGATCGAAGTATAATTTGTTGGTCCAGTTGCCGCCAGTACCGTCACCCGTCTGAAGAGCAAAAGTATCTGAGTTGAATATGCCTCTCGCTTTGCTGTCATTTCTGATGCTTTCAAAACCAAACTCAGGACTGATTCGTATTCCATGATAAAGCTTGTCCTTCATCAACGTGTCCCGCTGTATCTTCGTTACGGTATCCGTGAATAGTTCAATTCGGTTTACAACCTCAAGTGATGTATTGATGGCCTTGATGGGGTTGTAGGTTCTCTTAATCACCTTATTGAGAACATCAAGTCCCACCACTTCATCAACGATCCGGATGGTATCCCCTTCCTCGATTGTCTCAAGATTTTCATATCCATGATAGTCAGGATGGTTTTTTAACTCTATGATGTCCACCGAGTAACAGGTCAGATTATTACGCTTATCTATTATTTTCTTTAATCCAGTTATGTTCTTGCCGAACCGGGCGGTATAACCTCTGTCCTGTCCGACGGTATTTTTCAAATCAATCATAAAGCCATCATAGTCCATCTCGGCCTCGATTGTGTTTGCCAACAACTGTACCAGACCTAGCTTGTTTGTCTGCTCATGTACGGCAAAAGTGATGATATCAGTATTGTCTACGATCCCTGGCGCAAGCTCGGTACCCAATAATATATCGGCTAAAATCTGTGCGGGCGTTCCATCAAACGTATAATTAGGCACTTCATGGTTGATGAGCCGGTAACTAACATGCTCGCTTTCGATCTGATAAGTTATTGTATCTGAATGCTGCTGTTCGATATAGACGATGTCAAAGTAATATCCGTCCGCCGCCACATAGATGTCATCCTTAAAGTATTCGCTTTTCAGGTCTGCCTCAAGCGCTTCAAACTTCAAGGTAAACTCTCCATTGATCTGTCGGGTGATGCTGATAGTGTCCTCAATAATGATGTTGTCCAGGAGGGCAAGCTTTTTGTTTGTGCTTTTGTCATATAGTTCTATCAAGTGCCGCACCTCCTATAGATAAGTGTCATAGAACTGAACGGATAGATTTGAAACAGTACCGGTAACATTTATGGTATTTGCTCCTGGAGCAAGCTTGAGGAAGCCTCCGGTGTGGGATTGCATCCGGTTCTCCGACAAGTCCGTGTAAACCAGCATTTTCCTGCTATCCAGATTAATCTTTTCGGTTATGCCTGCAAGGGTAAATGCTTGATTTCCGCAAGAAACCGTCACATTCCCTGTCCCGGTAACCGAAAGTAGTGTTTCTGCTTTTGCCGTACCATTGTTGGTAATCACTACTGAAGTCGGATTGTCAATGGATGTAGTCTGCAGGCTTCCATACTGGAAGGGTTCTGCTTCAAAGGATATATGAAAATCATCTCTCCTATTGTTAAGGGTTAAGGAAACATCACTGACCGTTCGGAGTGTCTTGTAGCTTCTGCCCAGCTCGTGGTCAAGAATCAGTTCCCCGGTGCCCGACAGCCAAGCGGCAATTTCCCTGGCCTGTGTCCTTCTTTGCTGTAAGCTTCCTTTCGCTAGAATGCAGGCAAACTCCAGTGTTTTGTTTTCAAATCCATCCTCGAAAACATAACTGCCATCCCGGTCCGGGATGCTTACTCTCGTTATTTTCCTTGCTGGAAGCATTGGATTGTTGACTGTCCTAACGATAAGGCCGAGAAAGGAACTTGTATGTGTGCCTCGAAAGGTAAAACCCATCATTACAATCCATACCCCCTATCACTCGTCCGTTGCAAAAGATAAAGCTCTCTTGCAATGCTCTTGATATCCTTGTCATTTCTTACATTCATGCTTGCTATATTAAAATGGTTTTCAATATGCGATTCCGCATCAGGATTTAATTTATTCACGTCCATGTCGCTTTGGTTTATATGGAGAGCTAAACCAACTTTGCTTAGCGCCCTGGCAATGAGCTCATCCAGTTTATCAATTGGGATGACGGCCTCCGATCCGGTCTCACCAACTCCGATGACACTCGGACCGGTAAAAATACCGCCGGTTGAGTACCAGTTGACATTTAGCTTTGGTACTTGCGGCGGACTTAAGCTGAATTTCCCTTGCAGTTCGAAATGTGGAAGCTTGATTTTGGGGATTTTGATCTCTGGAATCTTCAAGTTCTTAAAAAAACCGGCGATAGCATCGATTGCATTTTTAACTGTGTTTTTTGCCGAATTGATCGGAGTTTCAATCGCTGTCTTGATTCCGTTCCAGATACCAGAGGCGGTTGCTTTGATTGTGTCCCAGTTCTTGTATAAAGTCACTCCGATGGCTATCAGTCCGGCTATGGCTGCCGCAGCTATTCCGGCCGGGCCTGTCAAAACAGCCATCACTCCACCTGCCGCCGCTATGGCAGCACTGGCCGCACCAAACATTGTCATTAAACTGCCTACAATACCTGTCAGCTTGCCGATTACCAGAATCACCGGGCCAACCGCTGCTGCAATCAGCGCTATCTTAACTATCATCTCCTGCTGTTCTTTTGAAAGGCCCTGGAATTTATCCAGCAGTGGTTTAATCACCGCAATCAACTGCTCAAGTATTGGAATCAGAATCTGTCCAAATTGTATGCCAATCTGCTCTGCCTGTTCCTTCATGATCCTAAGCTTGTTGGTCGGTGAATCCATAGTCCTGGCCAAGTCGCCTTGAGCATTTTTCGTTGCTTCCATAATTGCCCCATAACGAGCCTGGACCTTCTGTGCTTCAGTCAGTTGCTCACCTTGCTTTGCAATTCCATGTGTGTATGCATAGGTTTTGATGGTGGTGTCATTGGCCAGGATACCTAGAGCTTTTAAGGGTTCAGCTTCACCGGAAATACCGGATTTAAGCTTGTTGAATGCCTCTTCCGGCTTAAGGTTGTAGAAAGATGCCATATCGTAGGAAAGCTGGGTTAATCCTTCAGACATGTTTAATGATTCATCAGCAGTTAATCCCATGGAAGTTAGCATGGCATTGTAGGTGGCCATGCTGTTTCGAACGTTGTATGCGTTCAGTCCCAGTGCCTTTGAGGTTTCCTCGGACCACTTCCTCGCATCATTTGCCATCTCTCCCATCGCCACCTCAAAGAGGTTTTCTGATTCCACGGCATCCATCGCCATCTTGGTAGCCGCGGTTCCTATCCCAAGCAAAGGCAATGTCACAGCTGTTGACAGCGTTTTGCCGGCAGAAGATATTTTGTCTCCCACAGCCTTCATTTTCTCTCCGGCTTTCTCCATGCTTTCAGAGAGCTTATACCATGTTGAACTCTTGAGTTTCAATTCCTCCGTGGTTGCCTTGAGTTCTTGCTGCATGTTCTCGAGTTCGGCATTGGCATAGTTGAGCTTGATCTTCAGGTTCTCGGTTGCTTTGGAATCCGCGCCTTTTTTCTCGATACTTTCCTGAAAGCTATTCGCGAGTGCTGACACCTTGTCCCTTTGGAGCTCCATCTGCCTGTTCAAGCTTTCCGACTTCAGCTTGAGTCCCTCGGTGGACTTGCTAAAATTTCCAAGCTTTGCGCTGGCTGCCGCAAATTCACTCTGTACCACTTTCAGGCTTCTTTGAATTTTACCGACGCCTTCTTGAAAGCCTCTGTCGTCAAGTCCCACTCTTGCTACTACCGTATTGCTACCGGTTGCCATTTATCTCACCTCCTCTAGAACAGAATCTCGTCAATGGTGTCAAATGCGTTCTGCTCATCGATTCCGTTGACGGTTTTATAAACCTTAAATAGCGCCTGCAGTTTTTTCGGAGTGCTGTTCCAGAACTGCTCTTCGCTCATTTGAAGAAGGTTCGTTCCTAAATAGAAAAGCCACTCCCAGTCCCATGTATCAGAACTTAAGTGGCTTATGCTTCCCCCGAGGTCTCTTCTGCCTCCGGCATTGCTTTGCTTAGCGCTTCATTGATAGCTGTTCCGAGTCGCTCTAGGTCGCTAAGACCCAGCTGCTCGCCCACGGCTTTTATGGTTATTGCCTCATTCTCGACCTTTATTGCGGCATAGATGAGCGCCCTGACCGCTTTTAGTTTCATCTTCTGCAAATCATCAAAGGCTGTATTTAGATCTCCATAGACTTCCTCCAATTCGCAGAAGGTGTTCATGTTCAGTTTGATCTCATATTCCTTGTCTCCAAGCTTGAATTGGATTCCCTTGTTTTTAAGTTCATTTGCTTTCACTTTTCCCCTCCAATAAAAAAGACCTACATCGGTAGGCCTAGTTTCAGTTTATAGTATTGTTATGCTCCATTTACGCAGTTTCTACATATTCGTTTTTCTTTGAAGTAAATTACATCATTCATTTCGCCGCAGAAAATACAACCTGGCTCATATTTCTTCAGCATTATGTGCTCGTTTTCTTCGAAAATTTCTATCGGATCGTTCAAAGCTATGCCTAATACTTCCCTTAGCTCTTTGGGTATAACGATCCGACCAAGGGAATCTACATTTCTTACAATACCTGTCGCCTTCATTGCTCATGTCTCCTTAATATATTTCTTGCAGCATACACCATATGGGTATTTATGTCAATTCGTATAATATAACCCATCGTTACTTATGTGTTAATACCGCAAGAAAATGCAAGAGGTATTAAGGTGTTTGGACCGGTTCATCAGGCACCGCAGCAAACCATGCCAATAGAATGGTCTCATCAACGCCTACTTCATCTTCATCCCCAATATATCTGTAGTTCCCATCAAAGTCTCTGGAGAAAAAGGTGCCCTTTAATTTGGCGCTTTTAGGGTCGGGTTTGTCAGCTTCCGTGTCGTATTCATCTGATGCCAGCTCAAACTTTCCCTTAAGCAGCCAAACAAAACGGTATTTTCCGTTGTGCTTTTTCGATTTGAACCCGAGTGCCAGTGTAGGGGCAATATCTCCTTTATTCTCAATCAGAACCCCTTTCACCACATTCGAGCCTTGAAGAGTAGCCCTACTGCCGAGTGAAAGCTGATTGATTTCGATTTCCACTTCGACCCCCTCAAAGGCAAGCAGAATATCCTCTACACTGTCGTCCGAATAAAGATTTTCGGTGTTTGCTTTGGGAGTGATTTTAGCGCTGATTGCTCTTTCAAGTTTCTGCGGAACGGCATATGTGGCACCTGTGCTGTCGTCCTTTGTTAAAACGGCGATGTGAATATCTCTCAATCCAATTTGTCTTGCCATTTAGTCAACCTCCTTCGATTCCAAATAAAAAAACCTCAAGCCTTTATGATAGAGGCTTATGTCCGGTTCATAAAAATCCGCTTCATCCAGTCGTTTAAAGCCCACGGAAGAGAGCAGCGATTTTAAATTATCAATCAGATCCGTGTAATCCGTTTTTGACCAGACATCCACTTGAATATAATGTCCGGTGAGCATCTCTTGATCATCTTCAAATTCCTCGCCTGATTGGATGTATTCATGAAAAGTGATGAAAGGAGCATCGGACCCCGAGTATTTCTGAAATCCCACTGGAACGCCAAGGAGCTTCAATGTATCAATAACTAGTTTATTGGTCAATTTCATCTAGCCTCCTTTGCAGTTCCGCTTTGATCGCTTCATTGATTTTTTTCTTATTCTCAAGCAATGAATTCTCAGCCCAATGCTGAGCCGGAATTTTCGAAGTTCCCCATTCTGTGAATTTTGAATAGAAGAACTCCGAATTGTCGCCTTTGTTAGGTCCGATTTTGACAAAGTCTATCCCGTCTTCAGTTTCAATGTCAGAGACCTTGATGTTGTCAGCCATGTGTCTTTTAATTAGCTCTGATCTCGGCGCTTTCGCCTCCATGCTGTTTTTTACAAAGGCTCCCGCTTTATCCAGAGCTTTCCTTTTGATATCTGTTCTCCGTCTTCCCAGCCTGTTCACTTTATCAATGAGTTCCTGCATGCCTTCCAGCTCAATCTTAGCCATCTAATTCCACCTCCATTGCCTGGATCTCGATGTACCGATTCCGGTACTTGATGTTGTCAATGGCTGTAATGTTGTAGGATTTCTGTTGAAATAGAATTTTCATTGTTTGATCGATGCCTTCCAGGTAGCGGATGGTGAATTTAACGGTGTTTTCTGCACGGATTGCTTTGGCTTCGAAGTATTCCTTGCCATGAAGATTTGTAACTGTCGCCCATACGGTTTTATGTTCACTTGGCATCTCGCTCTCAAAGCCATTTTCGTTTATCACTGGAGTAATCCTCTGAAAAGTGATTCGATGCCTCATCTTTCCGATGCCCACGATTACCACCCCTCTCTGCGGTAGGCGAAAAGCAGCCGTGTCATAATTTCTATCATTTTTTTCATATCCAAGGTTTCACGCTGCTCATACAAATTCCCCACAGCATAAAGGACCGCCTGCTTCACTGTTTCGGGAACCTCAAGAAATTCTGATAGTGAGACACGCAAGATGTCCTCGCAAAGCTCCTCTGCCGCATTGATGCAGGAGGTGATGAGCGCATCGTCATCATCGTCTTCAACTTTCAAGTAAAGCTTTGCCTCTTCTTGTGTGATTACCAATGCGCCCACCTCCTTTCTCTATTCAGAAGCCATCAATCCTGCTGCTTTGAGTTTGGCAAGCAGGGCATTGAAGTCAACCACTAGTCCAGCAATTGTGCTTGCTGTACTGTCTGTCTGAAATGCCGCAGAGGGAAGTCCTGTAATCTGTCCTCCCTCCACGATTTCAAGCGTTCCTCCGATGACGGTCTTCTCTCCGCCCTGCTCGGTATAATTCTTAACATTACTCATCAACGTTCACCTACGCTTTCTGCTGGAGGACTTTTATGGCTTCTGCTAAGATCAATTTCCCATCCACTCTTTGGGTTGCCATAAACCCTACTTGCCCGGTCGCCGCGAATAGTTCGTTCAGTCGTTTAAACGCTCTACCCTGACGATCTGCAACCCAGTAGTATCCAAAGTCGCCAAAGGCGATGGTCTTTGCGGCAGCCTCGATGGTCGGCACATAAGAAGATGTCTTGACCGGTCTGTTTAGGATCGTGTCCGGCTGACTTGCTGTTAGCGAAGGCTGCCAAATGTACTGACCATTTCCGTCTTTTAGCTTTCGGATGACCTTAACAGTAGCGTCATTCATAACAAAGATGGCGTTTTTCCTGTACGGGGACTTTAAGCTATAGAATAGATCCATAACCTCATCAACCGTAAGTACAGTGGCAGATGCTGTAGTAGCGCCCAGCTGCGCTCCTCCGGTCGCATGGAAGATCCCTGTTGGTTTTCCTGTACCGTCCCCCGTGAAAAAAGCCTCTTCCTCCTTTGCGCCAATGCGTCTTGCAAATTCCTTTGCGATATAACTTTCCAAATTGAAGACGCTATCATTTAATAGTTCTTCGGAAACTTTGATCATTGTAGCCAGTTTGTAGGCTCCAATCGAAACCTGGCCGAAAGCATCGTCAGATTCGGGGACCTCGCCCTCTTCGTCAACCCAGGAAGCCGTACCCTTTGAGGCTACCACGGGAATCTTCCGGTCGACCGAGGAAGTATTGATGACTTTTGCGATGCTTCGAAAGATGTTTTCTTCTAAAAGCGCTTCGATCAAGGTACGTTCGAATTCGTCTGGCACAAGGTATCCACCTTCTGAATCCGTGCCTACCTCCAGGGCATTTCTCATCTCATAACTACCTTTGTTGCGCATCGCATTCCAAAACACCTGCTTATACTCGTCACTGGCCCTGCCTTTTTTGGTTTCAGCAGAAGGCAATGAAGGTTTATCCGTTAGCGGTGCATTGACCGGTTTTGAAAGTTCGTTGTCCATTGCCTGCTGCCTTTCCAGGCGATCGATTTCTTTTCCGAGATTTACAACATCGGTTTCCATCTTTTCGTAGGTGGCTATGTCTTCTTCCGACATTAGGCCGTCCGCACCGCGCTTGGTGTCCAAAAATGCCTTCGCGGCCTCCCAAGCTTTGGCTCTCTTCTCACGCAATTCTAAAATCTTGTTCATATTTACTCCTCCTAAATCTTAAGTAGATCTAATCTCTTGTCGAAATCGGTAACGGGTTTGCCTGTTTTCTCAGGCGGCAGTTTCTGGTTGATCTTGCTTATAAGTGAATTGGTGACCGCACGTCTGCTAAAGAGAAATCCGTCCTGCAGCACAGCATCGGAGACCTCTGTGCTGTCTTTAAATAAGATGCCGTCAGCGAAGCCGTACTCCATGGCTTTGTTGGCATTTAGCCAGGTCTCTGCATCCATGAGATGGGCGAGTCTTGTCCTTGACATGCCGGTCTTGATCTCGTAGGCGTTAATGATGCTTTCCTTTACTTCATCAAGCATCGCGATGGCTTTTCGCATCTCCTCGCTGTCACCGATCGCAATGGTGAGCGGATTATGCACCATCAGAAGCGAGGCAGGAGACATCAAGACTTTGGTTCCAGCCATTGCAACGACAGACGCTGCACTCGCTGCAATGCCATCGATTTTAACGGTCACATTCCCCTTATAGTCCATGAGCATGTTGTAGATCTGAGCTGCTGCAATGCAGTCACCTCCCGGCGAATTGATCCAGACCACAATGTCGCCGGTCCCGCTTAGTAGCTCGGAACGAAAAAGAGCCGGGGTGACATCATCGTCAAACCAACTCTCTTCTGCAATCGCCCCGTTTAAAAACAAGGTGCGGGTTTCGTCCTCGTTGCTGACCCAGTCCCAGAAGCGCTGCGTCTTAGGCTTTGGGATTAGACGTGGAGTGTTCTTTGGGTTTTGGTTTTGAATCTTTGCTTTCAACGTTGTCTTCCTCCTTTTTTATTGTTGTATTGGCAAAGGCTCCTGCATCCGAGAGCTTTGTCATGTTGCCGTTTACAAGGTATAGATCACCACCAAGCTCAGTAGAGATTCGGTCAAGATCTTCCAGTTCGCGAATGTCATTGGTTGAGAGCCATCCGTTTTGTCTTCCTGTGGCATACCCGCTCATACGGCTCACATAGTCGCCGCGAAGAAGTCCATCTACATTGAACTTGATGAAATGCTCTCTTTTTTCCGCACTCGTAAAAAGTACTCGCTGCATCGTCTGTTCCCAACGCACCACCCACGGATCAAGTGTGTATTTCACAAATTCCAGCGACTGTTGCTCAATGTTGGAAAAACTTGATTTCTCAAGATCACCTATCATGTGTGGAGGAATCCGATAAATTCGTGCAATCTCATTAATTTGAAACTTGCGTGTTTCTAAGAACTGTGCCTGCTCCGGCGAAATACCGATTGGCTGATACTTCATGCCTTCCTCAAGCACCGCCACCCGATGAGAATTGCCGCTGCCCTGGTAGACCGAATTCCAGCTTTCTCGCACTTTTGCAGGATCTTTTACCACACCCGGATGCTCCAAAACCCCGCCGGGAGCAGCGCCATTGGCAAAGAACTTCGCTCCATACTCTTCACATGCAATCGCCATCCCGATGGCATTCTTGGCCATCGCAATTGGAGAATATCCAACCAATCCGTCAAACCCCAACCCTGGAATATGAAGGACATCGGAAGGGTTAAGAACCACCTGGCTTAATCTGCTGCTTAACGTTGGCGCATCTTCCGATGTCCGGGAGTATAGATAGCACAGCCTACCGGCAGGATCCCGGTCGACTGTCATACGGTTAGGCATGAGCGGATACAGCGCCATCACTTCTCCCCGTCCATTTCGAATGATTTGGGCATAAGCATTTCCCCATAATAAAAGATGACTCATCAGCGTTTCTCGAAACGAAAATGAAGTCATCTCAGGGTTTGGTTCATTGTGAAGCAGGAAATAGAGAGGATGATTGACCGCTTTTTCCTTGCCTCCGGAAGCGTTGTATCGATAAAGGTGAAGTGGCAGTCCCGCAACAGCCTCTGAAAGTATCCTTACACAGGAGTACACCGCAGTCATTTGCATCGCTGTACTTTCTGTGACAGGCTTTCCGCTGGTCGTGCTACCAAATAGAAAGGTGTAATAGCTTCCTGTTAGGCTGTTTTCTGGCTTGTCCCTCGATTTGAAAAGCCTTGAAGCAATAGGTATATACATTTTCTTACCTCCAATAAAGCGGCATAAAAAAAGCACCTACTAAAATAGATGCTTTGCATTTATTAGTAAGGAGCAACCTAAATTGGCTTACTCCTCCCACAAATGGAATATTTGGTTTCAGGCATTACCCGAGCCTTCCAGTGGTATATTATTAATATATTAAACTATAAAATTTTTATACTATCAAATAACTGATCCCATCCTTTGGGGATAATACCAAACTGATAAACATCAAATTTCGCTTTATCAATAATTTTTATTAATTCATTTTTCAGTTTCTCACTATCTGCAGGATTTAAAATCTTTTTTAGCGCGTATATTCTGGAAAATAAATCCGTATCACTTTGCAAAATACCTTGGGCATCTTCAGAATCCAATAGCACAACTGACGATGTCCTACCAATTAGTCGAGTATGGTGTGCGCATACATTTCTTAAATTCCTTACAGCATCAAGCCAAGTATCCATTTGTTTCGTTGTCTCTTTACCATAATTGGCTTTTGAATACCCATAAATTAGAATACTTTTACGAAGATCTCCTCTTAAAAATGCATACATATTAGTGATTGTTCCAAATTCAAAATAGGAAAACGCAGCCCAGGATGGAATTTTTTTCTTCACTCGCTTTCCGCCATTCCTATATTCCTTAAGTTCTGGGTATTTATTAATATTGCTCCTGAGCTCTTTTTCTTGTAGAACAATGTTTTTGTAAAATTTATTATTGAAAAATTTTTTATTTGCTTCTCTTTTATTCTTATCCCGCTCGCTTTTTGTTTCAGTATAGAAAGTCTTATCTAAATAAAATGCCGGATTATTTTCTTTGAGGGACACAGAATTCGACATATGACTCTTAAACTGTATTTCTGCCTTTTTACAATAGTGGAAAAATAGTTTCCTTAACTCAACATCAAGATCATAGACATCGAAGAGTAAATCTTGTTTTGGTTTTGTCTTTAATATATTTGTATGTGATAAGAGGTACTTTCCGTATCTGCTCAACCGAAAATAGCCAGAATATTCTAACAATCTCTTGATTCTGGTTTTTCTTACAAAAACCACATATTTTTTCATTAATGCAATCTGGTCTTCAATACTGAAGGGCATATCCAAATGTGACATAGAAACTTACTCCTATAATGAAAAAAGAATGGTATACCATTCTTAATCCCGCTAATGGAATATTTGGATTCAGGCATTACCCAAGCCTTCCAACGGTTCATATACATTATAACACCTAGAACTAATAATTCAAGCATTTTTTTATCTGAACATTTGATAAGCGAATTTTTAATATTTACACCATTATACTTAAATGTTTTCAAATTATCAATATACCTCTTTTATCATATACCGATTCGATAATGACATTACCACTCCGTAAGGCTCGGTCAAGAGCCATTATAGTGGCGACTGCTCCGTCAATCTTCTCTGTTGATTTTTCCTTGTCGGATTTGATGTTTCCAGCGGGATCGGTTCGGATGTATATGTTGTCTATCATCCACCGGAGCACCGGATGCCCGCCGTGGGCGACTTTTTGTTCCAAGATGAGCTTCATCAGTTCCTTTGTCGGAGGGGACATATCCTTGAATCCTTGACCGAAAGGTATGACTGTGTAACCAAGGTTCTCAAGGTTCTGTGTCATTTGAACCGCACCCCAGCGGTCAAAGGCAATCTCGCGGATGTTGTATTTCATTCCAAGTTCATCAATAAATGTTTCAATGAAGCCGTAATGCACCACGTTTCCTTCCGTGGTTAACAAAAACCCTTGTTTCTTCCAAACATCATAATTCACATGGTCGCGCCGGACGCGCAGGTCGATATTGTCTTCCGGTATCCAAAAATACGGGAGGACAACGTACTTGTCTTCTTCGTCAATCGGAGGAAATACCAGCACAAATGCCGTGATGTCGGTGGATGAGGACAGGTCGAGTCCGCCATAGCAGATGCGTCCTCTTAGCGTTTCCGGGTCAACGGCAAAAGCGCAGGCGTCCCACTTGTCCATAGGCATCCAGCGCACTGCCTGCTTGACCCACTGATTTAGCCTAAGCTGCCGAAAACTGTTTTCTTCAGCAGGATTCTGTCTTGCGGATTCAAAAGCGGTTTTTACTTTATCCATGCTGACTGTGATGCCAAGCGACGGATTTGCCTTTTTCCATACCTTCGGGTCAGACCAGTCATCTTCGGAAGCCGCGCCATAAATTACCGGATAGAACGTAGGATCGTTCTTTCTGCCGTCTATGATGTCCAAAGCCTTTTGGTGTACTTCCCAGCAGATGCTGTTTTGGTTGTCCCCTGCGGTGGTGATCAGGAAATAAAGCGGCTGCATCCTGGCATCGCCACTGCCTTTGGTCATGACATCGTAAAGTTTCCGGTTCGGCTGTGTATGAAGCTCATCGAATACAACACCGTGGGTATTGAAGCCATGCTTGTTTCCGACATCGGCGGACAGCACCTGGTATATGCTGCCGGTTGGAAGATAAATAAGCCGTTTCTGCGAATCAAGGATTTTCACACGCTTGGACAGGGCCGGGCACATCCGCACCATATCCGCGGCTACATTAAAAACAATGGATGCCTGGTTGCGGTCTGCGGCACAGCCGTAAACTTCGGCCCGTTCTTCGTTGTCACCACAGGTGAGAAGCAAGGCAACAGCAGCCGCAAGCTCGCTTTTTCCCATCTTCTTAGGTATCTCCACAAAGGCCGTGTTAAACTGGCGATAACCATTTGGCTTCAGCGTTCCGAAGACATCGCGGATGATCTGCTCTTGCCAGTCGATGAGTTCAAATGGTTTTCCCGCCCATGTTCCTTTGGTGTGGGTAAGGCATTCAATGAAGCCGACCGCATAATCCGCTCTCTCTTTACTGTAGCAAGAGTCTTTGGCTACAAAAGAAGTCGGTTTATACTTTTTCAGTTTTCGAATATGCGGTCACCTCCTTACTGGCATAAAAATAGACTTGCGAACAGCAAGCCTTCAAAACCAACATGAACGAGATACAGAGCCGTCTACGGCGCTGTTCTCTAATTTGTGGTTAGTTGTACTTCTCCATCAGGATTGCGAGAGCGATTTCTGCGTCCTTGTCGGCAGGTTCGATGTCCCAGCCTCGATCGTAGTTTGCAATGACCCTGTCGCCGCACTTAATCATGACCTTGGAAATACGCCCTTCCTCAATGCCGAACACCGAGGCTTCCTCAAAATGCTTTACCCAGTAATGAATGATGTTGCTGCCAATCTTGATGCTGCCTTCACTCCACATAATCTTTCCTCCGTCCAGTGTGTTTTTCCCTTTCTGTATGTACATATATCACTCTAAAAAGAGATAATAGCAAGTCATTTCTGTACAATATCCAGTGAAACCGTTTCGGGTTACACAATTTACATCGACGGCTTTTCCTCTCCCGTGAGGATGAACCGTGCGTATGCCGCCTTATTGACATCGAGGAAATTGAGCAGTTCGTCATACCCCTCGCGCAAGGCGATTTCCCTCACCTTCGGCACGTCAAACATATTTGTTTCACCCGTGGCACGGATGGCGAGTATCTGTTCCTTCAATCTATTGTCCATCGCAGACCTCCTCGATTCTCCGGTATGAGTCTTCGCCATAAACCACGTTCAATGAAGAACCGTTGTCCCAGCGAACCATGATGCTGCCTGTGTCATCCACTCCAACGACCCTGCCTTCCGTACCGATTGGCGGAGCCTGCATATCATCCATACGGACTAGTTCCACACGACAACCGCTCGGATATTGCTTGCGGATTTGATCTACGGTTTTTTGTGAAGGAAAGCTATTCAT